GGAAAGGTTGTTGAAGCCAATTGAGTAAATTAACGCTTGACAATGACCACCATTTTATTGTAGGATGGAATCAAATGATGAGATTAACTATTAAAAAGGAGACTAAATGAGAAGTGAATCTATTGAACTAAGTAACGGTAAGAATTTTAGGTTGTCACCAGACAAACTTGAGTTTCTTGCTAATCTGAAGTCTGTTTATCCAGACCAAACCGTCTTTTCTAAAGACGACCTTGCGAAACTAGAATATTGTCCTTATTGGGTAAAATCTAGAAAATATCCATTTACAAATGAGAACAAGACTGCATTTGACTTGTCACCTTTGTTAAATGTTGCAACGCCTATAACACCTAAACCGATGGTGATTCCTGCAAATCCTGTTTCGAATATGCCAGTTGCGGCTCAGACCGAGTCAATCAACATTATCGAAGACAATGTAAAAATTATTCCTGAGAAGATGTCAAACTATGTACCGTTTGGTCACTTCAAAGATGTTAAGAACATTATCAAGTCTAAGATTTTCTTTCCTGTTTTTGTAACAGGTCTTTCTGGTAACGGTAAGACTTTAATGATTGAACAAGTATGTGCTTCTCTTAAGAGAGAACTTTTCAGAGTCAACATTACTATCGAGACTGATGAAGATGATTTGATGGGTGGTCACACTCTTCAAAATGGCAACATTACTTTCAGAGAAGGTCCAGTTGTCAAGGCAATGAGAAAAGGTGCTGTTCTTCTTTTAGATGAAGTCGACCTTGGTTCTAACAAACTTATGTGTCTACAATCAGTTCTTGAAGGTAAAGGTTATCTAATCAAGAAAACTGGTGAGTGGGTACAACCTAAACCTGGTTTCACAATTCTCGCAACTGCTAACACTAAAGGTCAAGGTTCTGAAGATGGCAAGTTCATCGGTACTCAAATCATGAACGAAGCGATGTTAGAAAGATTTGCGATTACAATGCAACAAGAATATCCTGCTGTCGCTATTGAGAAGAAAATTCTTAAGAAAGAAATGGAACTCACTGGTTCAGTCGATGAAGAGTTTTGTGACAAACTAGTTGATTGGGCTGATGTGATAAGAAAAACTTATTACGAAGGTGCTATCGATGATGTTATCACAACAAGAAGACTTGTTCACATTGTCAATGCTTTCAAAATGTTCGGTGACAAACTCAAGTCAATCGAAATGTGTATCTCAAGATTCGATGAAGATACTAGAAATGCTGTTCTTGACCTCTACACTAAAGTTGATGCTGGGGTCAATCTGAACGAAGAAGAATCCGAAAACTCTATTGACGAGAATAACGATTCAGATTATAATGATAATGATGAGTATTAATTACAAGTATAACGAAGGTGAGCTCTTAAAAGAGCTCTCTTCTTATATAGACAATACTTACGACCAACATTATTCACTAAACAAATACCAATCGACTGAGTTTATTATTGACTCAGGACATGGTGAGGGTTTTTGTATCGGCAATATTATGAAATATGCACAACGATACGGAAAGAAAGGTGGCAAGAATAGAGCAGACTTGTTGAAAGTTCTACATTATGCTTTGTTTATGTTATATGTCCATGACAAGGAGACTAAAAATGAAAATTAGTAATGAGACTAGAAGTGTCTTAAAAAACTTCGCAACTATTAATAGTGGTATTAAGGTTGAATCTGGCAATCAGTTGAAGACCATATCACAAATGAAAAATATCTTGGCAGTTGCCAATATTCCTGAATCTTTTAATCAAGGTTTTAGTATCTATAACTTAGCAGAATTCTTAGGTGCAACATCGCTACTTGAAAATCCTGATTTCAACTTCAATGATACTTCAGTATCAATTGCAGATAATAATAGCACTATGACTTATTTCTATGCAAGTGAAGGCATGGTTCAAGGTCCTGAAAAAATGATTACAATGCCAGATTCAGAAATCAAAATCGATTTATCTTCTACACTATTGAATGAATTGCAAAAGGCAGCTTCAGTTCTAGGTGTAAATGATTTAATTTTAAAATCTGATGGAACAAAAATAGAACTTGTTGTCACAGATAAGAAAAATGCAACATCAAATGTTTTCTCCAGAATTGTAGGAGAAGGAAATGGTGTATCATTCGAAATGAATTTCAAAATTGAGAATCTAAAAATTCTTGATGGTAATTATGAGTTCTTTGTATCTTCTAAAGGAATATCCAACTTTAAAAACAAAGATGTAGACTTAGAATACTTTATAGCACTAGAACCTGATTCTAAATATAATGTTTAAATTTTTTAGTGTGTTTGAAGTGCTAGTCTCCGCTTCTTACTCGGGAGTTGGGAAAATCTCATCATCTTTGGGTTCTCAACACGGTTATTCGGAGGGGTTTAACCACTATGACTGAACATTTATTCGTAGAAAAGTATCGTCCTCAAACTATTGAGGACACGATACTACCTTCAGGTATCAAAAAATCATTCACTGAATTTGTTCAGAATGGTGAGATACCAAATCTTTTATTGTCTGGTTCTGCTGGTGTTGGTAAAACAACAATTGCAAAAGCATTATGTAATGAACTTGGTGCAGACTTTATTGTCATCAATGGTTCAGATGAAGGCAGACTCATAGACACACTTAGAACAAAAATTAAAAACTTTGCTTCAACGGTATCTCTATCAGGAGGTTCCAAAGTTGTTATACTAGATGAAGCAGATTACATTTCAGCAGACTCAGTTCAACCTGCTCTAAGAAATTTTATTGAAGAGTTCTCATCTAATTGTAGATTCATATTTACATGCAATTACAAAAACAGAATTATCCCAGCATTACATTCTAGATGCACGGTAATTGATTTCAACATTACACCAGATGAAAAACAAAGACTTGCTAGCGTATTTCTTTCAAGACTTATGATGATATGTGATGAAGAAAATATTCAATATGACCAGAAAGTTCTTGTTGAATTGATTCTAAAATTCTTTCCTGATTTTAGAAGATGTCTGAATGAAGTGCAAAGATATGGTGCAAGTGGTGTAATTGATGCAGGTCTTCTTGCTACGTTATCAGAAGAAAAACTTACACCATTACTTGATATGATGAAAGAAAAGAATTGGAAAGGTGTAAGAAAGTGGGTTGGTCAAAATTCAGACCAAGATTTCAACACACTATATAGAAAGTTATTTAATGCAATGGAGAAAAAATTAGAACCTAGTTCTATTCCTGCATGTGTATTATTGATTGCAGACTATCAATACAAGTCTGCTTTTGCAATGGATTCAGAAATCAATTTCGTTGCATGTTTAACAGAAATTATGTCGGAGTGTAAATTCAAATGAAAAAACCAAGTTTATATCGTAGATTTATAATGTGGGTTGTAGATTCATGGCGACTTGTTATGGATACAAGATATAATCCACTTAAGTATATAGCTGACCCAAGTTTACAAACATACTTTTTATTAGTTTTGTTTACTATGTGGTCGGTTTATTTTGGATTCTTAGCAACTTTTTATATGGGTTGGTTAGGATATTCAATACCAATTAGTATTGGTATACATGTCTTAGTCATATTACCAATTGCTTTCACAAATGCAGTCTTCATGGATGCAGAAAAAAATGGAGCACAATGGTTAAAAGATTGGAGACATGAACAAATGAATTGGAAGTTCTGGCAAAATAGACCTTCTAAAAAAGGTAAAAATATTATACATTGGGACATTGATAAGGAGGCATAATGGGACAATATGATGAGATAGTAGAGAGACAAAGAATTCTTTTAGAAGCAGAAGAATGGGCAAAGGATATTTCGGGCATTCATGTTCATAGTTTGAGTAGTATGTGGTATGATACTAGACCACAAGATACTCAAGATGGCAAATCAGTTTGTGATAGACACTTTAATAGTGGTCTTATTGAAAGAACCTGTGATGATGGTGCTATTGTATACTTTGGTAAAGAACTCACAGGCGATGCTTTAATTGATGCATACAGAAGAACTAATGCCTAAACGCAATCCTTTTGATTATGTAAAAAACGTATCTTATACTAAAGAAGATATCATGGTTGATGATATCGAAGAAAAATCCTATCAACCGTTCATTGTAAATCGTGCATTGTCCTACCACCAAGATTGTATCATGATGATTAATGAGATGAATCTCAAACATAGTTTGGATAATCGTCTTCAATACTCTTTTTTGATAAATACCCTTAGAAAACGAAATCGATTTTCGAAATGGCAAAAGCCGTATCAGAGTAAGAAACTTGAAACAATCAGAGACTACTATGGAGTTTCTACTCAGAAAGCAAAAGAGTATGCAGAGTTGCTAAATGAGAAGCAATACCGTGACTTGAAAAATAAAATGAGTGTCGGTGGACAAAACAATGGACGAAATAGTAAAGAACCTAATAGAGATAACATTTCCACAAAAAGATGACTTTCTTAAAATAAGAGAGACATTGACTCGTATTGGTGTTGCATCTAGAAGAGACCTTGAACTATTTCAATCCTGTCACATTCTACACAAAAAAGGCAAATATTACATAGTTCATTTCAAAGAACTATTTCAACTTGACGGAAAAGAAACTAACATTGATGAATCAGATATAGGTAGAAGAAATACTATTATCGATTTATTAGTTCAATGGAATCTATTATCCGTTATCAAACCAGAACTAATCGAACAACCTAGAGCACCTTTAAGTCAAATAAAGATAGTTTCTTTCAAAGATAAAAAAGATTGGAAACTGACCGCAAAGTACTCGATTGGTACTAATTCCAACTAAATAATCTTAACAGAAGGAGGAAACAATTATGTTTTCAGGAATTATAGATTTCATTATGGGTATTTGGAACTTACTAATGGTAATACCAGTGGTTATATCAATTTGTTCAGTTATTGTTGCGCTGACACCAACACCAGCAGACGACAAGATATGGGCAAAAGTATATAAGTGGTTAGAAGTTCTTGCTTTAGCAATAGGTAAAGCAAAAGACAAAAACCCCCTTTTAGATAAGTAGTCATTATGTTACCATATTATAACTATTCGAATAGGAGATAATATGGAATATGTAATTTTAGCTATAGTAGTAATTGGAGTAGGTTACTATTTTTTAAGCTCAAAAAATAACGATAACGATGTTTCTTCTACTCCCACATAAACTTCTGCACCAGTTGCTGATGCTAACA